CCTCTGGCGAAACTGGTATAGTTGATATGCCACAAGAAAGAACACGATTGTATTTGTACGACTGCACTTTCTTGGAATATTTAATTTGGGGCGATAATCCGTTACCATATCACGGGATGGATTTTTTCGTGAGTAATAACAATGTTGATCATCGTCAGCTTACGATAAAACATCTATCCGGAAGTGAAACAGGAAGATTTTCGTTTCCTGATGGTCAAGACATGATTCTTCAATATGGCGAGCTTTTGCATTTCAAAATGCAGATGCCTTCCAGAACCATGGAATATGTTGGAACTGATTACAAAAAAGCCGACAAAGCTTATGTAGACGTTGCCGATTCCGAGTTGCAAATTCAAGTTGATGAATTGAAAGCCAAAACCGACAGTGACAACAATTTCAAAGTAATACCCGATCCAGGATATACTTTTAATACCACTACACGAGTTTTGACAATGAATGCCGGATGGATAGGAACCATAAACGGAGTGGATTATACCAATCTTGCACCACAACCATTTACAGCCGTACCACTAGCTGCCAGTGGTTATTCACGAATTGACTTGATTGTTTTTAAAACCGACACCACTTTTGAGCGAATTGCAGGAGTAGAAAGCACCTTTACACCAGTTGCACCAGCCAAACCAACCAATACTTTACAAGCCACTTTCCTGACTATTGGCGATGGCGAAATAATTGTTCCCGTAACCCCAAAACCCAAAGCACCAGTAACTTCCGTAAATGGTAAAGTTGGTGCCGTCGTATTGACTATTGCCGACATTTCTGGTTACAACGAACACTTCAAAGGGGTTTATACCACATTAGCAGCTTTAAACACGGCACACCCAACGGCAACCGCTGGCGATTACGCACAAGTAAACGAAGTAGGCGGAACGGATGTAGTTAATTATTCTTGGGATGCAGAAGAAAACATTTGGGTTGTTGTAGGCGGAACCGGTGGCGCTGCCAATACCGATGCTTTGCCTGAAGGAACTACAAATTTATATTTTACCGAAGCCAGAGTTGCCGGGAAAGAAAACACCTCCAACAAAACCGATACCATAACAGGTAATGAAACTTCGAGTTCTCTTTTTGCCTCGATAAAAGGAATTGTGGATTGGCTTACAGCAGGAAAAATTCGCTCCATTCTTGGCGTTACTACTTTATCAGGAAGTAATACGGGTGACCAAGATTTGAGTGGAAAACAAGATTTAGATGCACAAGTGGAAGTTTCTACAAACTCTAATGTATTAAATGCGTGGGCAGAGCAAACTATAATATTCACGGCAAATTGTACAATTACAGTTCCAGCGACACTTAACAATGGATTGAAGTTTTCATTTATGACACTCTCAGGAGTAACTGTTACGTGGGCAATTACTGCTCCTTTTACTTGGGAAGCTACACCAAGTACTACACCATCATTAGGTGTTGGATTTTTTATGCGAAGAGGAAGTACTAACACTATTATTTTAAGACAATAATGCAAGGACTAAAAAAATATTACTTTGGGAAACAAAAAACTATTCCTTTTATTTCTACTTGGAATACGGCGAACGTTTCGGCTGGATCATCAACATCGACACAAATAAGGCTGCCATTGGCAACCGCAGGAGCTTTTAATTTTGTTGTCGACTGGGGTGACGGAACACAAAACACGATCACCGCGTACAATCAGGCGGAAAGGTTGCACACATATTCAGTTTCAGGAACGTACACAATAAGGATTACTGGAATTTGTGTGGGTTTTGGTTTTGGCGGAACCAATGACAGATTAAAAATCTTGTCAATTTCAAGTTGGGGAACTTTAAAAGTTGGGTTAAATTCAATAACTAATTTTAACGGTTGTTCAAATTTAACATTGGATTCCGTTTCTGACGTGTTGGATTTGACTGGCGCGAATATGTTGTCATCTTTTTTTTATGGATGTTCAAACATAACAACAGTCAACAAAATGGACGAATGGAACGTATCACAAATAACGAATTTGAACAATTGTTTTGAATTTTGTTCCAAGTTCAACCAAAACATTAATTCTTGGAATACTGCAAACGTTACTCAAATGAGTAGTGTTTTTTCTTATTGCACATTGTATGATTCACCATTAAACAATTGGAACACTTCAAAAGTGGTTATCACATATTATATGTTTAGAAACACGAAATTCAACCAAGATATTTCAATGTGGGATATGTCAAAAAATGATGACATTAGTTGGATGTTTGCAAATAATGCTTTTTTCAACCAAGATTTGGGAAATTGGAATGTTTCTTTGGTTAGGAATTTTCATAATATGTTTTTAAATGCCACAAGTTTCAACAATGGCGGAAGCGCATCAATAAACAATTGGAACGTTTCAAACGGGCGTTTGTTTTATTCAATGTTTCAAGGCGCAAACGCATTCAATCAACCTATTGGATCTTGGAATATGGGATTGGCGACAAATATCAATGGAATGTTGGGTGGCGCAATTTTTAATCAAAACGTAAATGCGTGGAACACGGTAAACGTGACCAATATGGGAAGCGTTTTTGACGGTGCAAAAGCATTCAACCAACCTTTGGATAATTGGAATTTGACAAAAGTCACATATTTTGCAAGAATTTTTGCGGAAGCGTGGGTGTTCAATCAACCAATAAACAATTGGGACGTTTCAAATGTACAAACAAACGGCGCAAGTAGTCTTTTTTCGAATGCAAAAGCATTCAACCAGCCTTTGAATTTGTGGAACACGGCAAAATTTGCGGATTTGTCATATACGTTTGCCGGTGCAACAGCGTTCAACCAAGATTTGGGAAGTTGGAATGTTTCATTGGTGACTAATTGGAGTAATTTCTTTAGCGGAAAAACAAACTTAAACTATTCAAGTTCAAATTATGATTCAATTTTGATTGGATGGTCAAGTCGTCCAGTTATTGCATCAAGAAATGTAAATTTTGGTTCTGTAAAAAGAACAGCTGCAAGTACTTCTGCAAAAGCTGTATTGACAGGCGCACCTAATAACTGGGTGATAACGGATGGAGGAATTTAAAATTATAAAATTATGATTCAAATCACAACAACAATCCCAGTAGTATTCGATGCTACAACTTTGAAAACTGGATATGGAATAGTACAATTAAATAATTGGACTGAAACTACAAATGGGTTTATAGCAGAAACAGAAAAGTTTGCTATGAATGAAGGAGTAATGATTGCTATTTATGGGCAACAAAAATCAATTAATATATCAACTGAGCAATATAATTATTTAGTTGACGCTATTAAGCCCTATATTCCAAATGAACTAACTCCTTATGAAGAAAGAGAGTTTATAAAAAGTCAAGCTTTTTTGCTTTATGTAAAAAATGATTTTATCGACGAAGAAAAAACAAAATGCATTTGGGGGTTAAACCCAAGTCAATTTGAATTAGTAGTGTAATGCTAGGCTCAAAGTCAACATATTTCCACCAGTCACAAGAAGTTCTTGCCACAAACTTGAATGCTGTTTTTGCGTATTTAAAAAGCAAAGGATATACCTCTGTAGAAATAAGATATTATCTAGAAGCTTTTACCTATTTCAGCGAAAATCCAAATGATTTTGATGGAGCAACATTTGTAAAAGATATATGTGATATTGATGGATTGGATTTAGATGCAATGCTCCACGATTATATGTGCTTAGCTTTGAATGCCTCGGCAAGTTATGAAACAAAAAGCATCGCCGACAAAATCTATTACCGCCAAATGCTCCGAAAAAACAAGCCAAAAAACCAAGCTACGTTTTATTTTGTTTTACTTAAAATGGTGGGAACATTGCACGTGATTTACTCGGTGTCCAAACGGGGTTTTATCAGCAGGAAAAATGAAAAGAGGATTTATAGAATGAACAAATTTTTTGAACAAAAGAATACTTATTAATTTTTATAATCTTATCAAACAACATATATGTCATCAATCGTTCCCATCACAATCCGCAAACACCTCGTTCCATACTTCTTCAAAGAAAGTGAGGGCGAAGTCTATTCTTATGGAAAACAAAAAGTAAAGACTGCTTTGTTTTCCTCAGAGGTTTCCAGTGTGGGGAAAATCATAAGATTGTTAATGACAAAATCAGGCGTTCCGTTAAAAGTAAATAACTTTAATCTATGCTTAAAAGTTTGCGACGAAGGGAGCCATAAAACATACAGTGGCCAGTTTTACAAACACGAGAGTGGCAGGAACTCATATCTAATGCTTCCGGAAGAAGCCAATAACGATATCAATGATCTACTCGAAGACATTTTTCGGATGTCGTTTGTGTCCTACATTAATGGATGTATCGAAAACAACTCAGAGGCAGTTATTGTTTTTGCCATTGACAAATGGATTGATAAATATGACCTTCTCGAATTTGGGTTCTCAAACGATACTTTGCGACAACTCTATTATCGCGAAAAAAAAAACGGTAAAATCATCGCCAGATTCCAAAAAAAGAAATCATCCTCCATCCTAAACTATAATTAATACGTGTCACAGCGTATTTTTTTTTGTATGTATAGTTTTACGGTATAATTAAATCCGTACAATTATGTCACAATCATTCAAAACCGCAATAAAATATTGGTTCTGGTTAATTATCGGGATTGCGCTTATCTCCTTTCAGACTTACAAATATTTTTCAAACACTTTGGAATTTTCTACAAAAGAAGCCGTGATTCTATTTGTTGGTCTAATGTTTATGATTCGTCCCACAGCCATTCCAGATTTGATTTTGAAAACATTTGGTAAAAAATAAAATCAATTTCGATATGCCTTCTACCGAAAAACAAACCTTATCCCAGAAAATAGACCGAATCCTGTACATTCTCGAAAATGACGAAAAAACAAACCGCACTGGTCTAGTGCAAGATGTCGCTGATATGAAGCTCTCTATTGATAACATTCTTACTGACAAAAAAATATTTGCGGCCAAAGTAGCTTTACTTGGTGTTGTAGGTGGTTTTTTATTCTCGGTTTTGGTCTGGGCTTATGATAAAGTAATATTGAAATAGTATGATAACAACAAAACAAGCTATTATTGAATTTGGTAAACCAAACCAACAAGGGAGTTATTTGACAACAATAGACTTACCCTATCCTATGCGTTTGGCTTGGGATAAAAAAACAACCGTAAACAAAATGCGCTGTCATAAATTGGCAGCCAAGAATTTCACAGATGTTTTTAAAGAACTATTGGCGCATTATGGTTTGTCTAAAATTCAAGAATTAGGAATTGACTTGTTTGGAGGTTGTTTCAATTTTAGAGCAATGCGTGGTGGTTCTGATTGGAGCCGTCACTCCTGGGGAATTGCAATTGATTTGGATCCAGAAAGAAATCAACTTCACGAAACTAAAGAAACGGCTCGTTTCGCTAGACCAGAATATCAGCCAATGATTGATATTTTTTACCGAAATGGTTTTTTGAGTTTGGGAGTAGAAAAAAATTATGATTGGATGCACTTTGAAATCAAACCAATATAAATAATGAAAATAAATCTCAACTCCGTATTCAAACTTTTAATAACAGCCTTGCTCCTGTCCCTGCTAATGCTTTGTTATTCCTGCGACATCCAGAAAGAAGCGTCCAAAAGCAAAAATGATACAGCGTTCCAGGAACAAATAGAAAGCCAAACTTTCCGCAAAGGCGACACGGTACATTATGAAATACCGAAAGTGACTTATAAAGACACTACCATTTACAGAACCAACCGTCAGGGAACGACCATAAAGACAGTTTATGACCAGAGTGGCACTATTACATCCATAGATTGTTTTGCTTCCGCTATAGCCGAAATTCGAAAAGAAAATAGGGAATTCCAGCAATACATCAAGGATAAAGAATCCAAGAAAACAGAGAATTTCGATAGTAGTTTCATTCTTTACATCATTGGCGGAATTGTGCTTTTGGGAATCTTTGCCTTATTACTGATGTATTTATACATAAAGAAAAATACTAATACAGTTACTCAATTTCTAAAACAAAAATAATGGAACTCGAAAACAAACTCCGTGGACTGAAATTAAAAAAAGCAATGCTTTTCTCCAATATCGAAATGCTGTCCGAAGTAAATGAAAGTACGTTTGCCGAATTGGGAAAAGTTCAAGCCGAAATTATGAAGGTAGAAAAACAACTTGTTCGCGATGTGGAAAATAATTTTCAGATTTAATAAAACAGCTGTCACAGCTATTTAGAATTAATAAACACAACTTCGTAAAAAAATTAAGGCAATGAGAGTAGATAGACTATTAATGGATTTGAACCGAGGACAGTTTGCAATGTCATTCGACGGAATATTGGCTTATATGCCAATGGTTCATAAAATTATGACCGGCGAGAATGTGCCTGTTATCGAAAAAACACATTCGCTTATGCAAATCGTTGATGCCAACGGAAAGAAAGTTCGTCCGGATAGTTCTGGATTAATCAATGCTCCTAAAGGATCTGTTGCCATTATTGATATGGTTGGTCCCGTAATGAAGTACGGCGATATGTGTACCTATGGAGCTGATGAAATTGTGAGTGCCTTATATGTTGCCGACAAAAATCCAAACATCATTGGTACAATCTTCAACGAAGATGGACCAGGAGGAGGAGTAAATGCCATAGGGCCTTTTATCCAGTTTGCCAAAGACAAGAAGAAACCAGTTGTGGCTATCGCTGACCAATGTGCGAGTTTGCATTATTGGGCGATGTGTGCCGTAGCCGATTATAAAATGGCCGACAATAATGTGTCTGCTGCTTTTGGATCCGTGGGTGTGGTTTGCTCCTTTGCAGATAATAGAGAATATTTGGAGAAACTAGGCTACAAGTTCCACGATATATATCCAAAGGAATCCGAGCATAAAAACCTTGCTTTTACATTAGCACTGGAAGGAAAGTATGACATAATCAAAGCGGAACATCTTTCGCCTTTGGCAATCAAATTTCAAGAAGCCGTGAGAGCTGCGTGTCCTAATTTAAAAGAAGAAGTTGGTGTATTGACAGGAAAAACTTTTGGCGCAGACGATGCCCTAAAGTATGGAATGATAGATGCGATTGGTAGCCTTGACCAAGCCATAAACAGGCTTCATATAATGAGTGAACTGAACCACTATAAATAATTTTTAACCCTAAAACAAAACTCCTATGAAATGGAAATTTATGGCCAAAACAGTAATGATGCTTTCTGCATTGTTAGGCTTGAAAGAACTCCCGATTGATGGCGAAAACAAAGCCTTGAATCTGGATGCGGCTCAACGACAAAAAATTGTCGATGCGCTAGGCGAAAAATTAGCTGATGAAGCTATAAACGGAATTGATTCCGAAATTAAGAACTTGGCTCAAGAGAATCTTGACTTGAAAGCCATACAGGATGAAATCGATGCATTGGTAAAAGAATCGAGTTTGACTGAAGAAGAAATCAAGAACATCGCAAAAGACGAAAAAGGAGACAACGGAACGCTTGCCTCTCTGAAAGCTCTTGGCGATAAACAGAAGGAAATGGCGACAACCATTGCCAAATTAATCAACGAACCAGAAGGCAATAAACCTATGGAAGTAATCCGTGGAGGAGGAAAAACTATGCAACACTCAGCAACACACTTATTCGGTTCTGGTAAAAGCTACGACGCTTTTGATGGTGGTCGTTCCTGGAACGCTCGTTTGAGAGATGGCGGAATGAAAGCTACAGACTTCAATCTTGATGGAACTGTGCCTTTGTTACAATCGGACATCGAACATTTTGTAAACGAAAACAACGGTATCTTAGAATCATTATTTAATGATTTCCGTGATTTACCTTCACAATGGGATAGACGTAGCGGAGTTTTGGACAGAGTTTCTGACGGGTATATTATTCCTGCCGAAATTGTTCAAGGTCGTGCCAAAGGTTGGTCTCCTAAAAACAAATTCAAAATCGCATCCGAGCAAGGTCAAGTATATCGCAAGAAAATCGATATTACTTTCAATGGGTACGAATTACAAGAAATTGAAAATACTTGGATTAGAAACTACAACAAAGCCGACGGTTCCCATCCTTGGAAAATGTCTTTCATCGGGTTCTTATTGTCTGAGTTGATCAAACGTCAAATGCTTGACGATAGAATGGCTCAAATCAACGGAATCTTTGTACAGTCTCCAGATGGTGACGATATGCCAGGCGCAGCGGTAAACTCTCAAAACGGTTTGAGATACTTATGGTACTATTTCCGTGATGTGAAACAACAATATCGTGCTTTCGACATAGGTGCTCCAACAGAAGCAAACATTGTAGATTATATCAATACAATGATTGAAATGATTCCAGAGATTGAAAGAAAAGAGCAAGGTCTTGAAATTCAATTATCGTCTAAATGGCTGAAAGCCTACTTGAAACGTGCAGGTGAATTGCGCCCACAATTGGTAAACAACGCATCTGACCAAAGCAAAACTTTGTATCAAACGAATTCTCCTTTAGACTACCCTAATATCATTTTCCAAGAATTAGTTGACCAAACTAAAACGGATTTCATTGGAATCACACAATCGAATAACATTCAGATTTTGGATTACAACGTTTCTGAAAAAGGAAAATTCACAATCACTCACGATAAGAGAGATACAAACATCTTTGCTGACTACCGTTTAGGAATCCGCATCAAATTTGTGGGAACTAAATTAGCTGCTGGAGATCCTAGAGAATTTGAAGTACAAAAAGTATGGTCTAATAATATGCCAGTATTCGGAAACGAAGTTTTCGCTCCTGCATTCGACGATACTTCGGCTATCTTGAAAATGACTTTCCCAAATGTTCAAGTAGATGCTGCTTGGAAAACCAATATCACTGCTATCGAAGGTGCAACTAAAGGTTCTGTTATCAGAATCAAAGGAAATACAGGATTGGCAGCTACTAAAAACTTAGTTGACGGTGGCGGATTAGATTTGGCTTCAAACTTCGATTTGTCTAGCGGTGGAACAATTATATTGTTTGCCAATGAAGATGGAACATTCAAAGAATTGAGCAGAACTACTGCTCCTGAAGTAGCTGCAACTACTGACATCAGTTTTGCAACTGCAACGCTTGACGCTAAAGGCGGAAACGTATTCAGATTCACTGGTGTAGTTGATACTACTATCACAAGCATCATCAACCCAGTAGAGGGTAAAACCATTAAAATCTACGGAACTGATGCCGTTGATGTAGATGTAACAATCGCTGACGCTGCTACTATAAATGTGGCTAGTACAGCAGTATTGGGAGACACTAACGACTACTTACAATTAACAGTTGTTAATGGTATTTGGGTTGAAACAGGAAGAAGTATAACTGCTTAATAAATAAGCTCTAAACACATAAAATTATGTATGTAGCAACTAATGTAGCCAAGCCCGCAGGTAAATCTGCGGGGGCAGCTGCCCCAAAAGACCCGAATGTAGCAATCATTGCCATAAAAGACATTCAAACTTGGCCACAACGAGACGACAAAGGCGTGCTTGTGGCTGGAAATATTATACTGAAAGCGGGTAAAACTCCAACTTTAGTATATATGACCGCTTCAAAAATCAAAGCTCCTTATGAAAGCGATGGCGACGAAGACAGTATTTCGGTAAAACACAAATTCGAAGGAGAGCATCCAGGGAATGAATTGGAAATATCTGAATTCATCCAGAACTGGTTGGGAGAGCCTTGTATCGTGATTCACGGTTCTTGCTCTGATCCATACAGAAAAATTGCCGGAACTAAATGTGCTCCTTTGACCTTGAAACCATCAGGACAAGATGACAATGATGGTCGTAAACACATGCTTGTTTTCGAACAATTTGCCAAAACTGGTTCGTTGCCTGCCCACTATACAGGAGTGATTCCTACTGCCGACCCTTTCGCTGTAGTTTCTACCACTGCAGTGGCTTTGAGTCCAGCCAATGGATATGTGTATCAATTGCCAAGTTTGGCGGTTACTGCTGCAGTAACTATCGCAACTAGCACATTGGAGCACGGTGATGTGGTTACTCTTATAGGTGGTGGCGGTGTTGCTCCTGCGACCTTATCCTCTGGTGTAACTGATAAATCAGCCTTATTGACTGCAGGAAGTGTTTGGACAGGATTAGCCGGAGCCACTATCAATTTGAGAGTGTTCAAAGCTGGAGCCGTAACACTATTTATAGAAACATCTAGAACGTAGTTTTTTTTATTTTGTTGATTAGTCGGGAAAGCCTCTGCAATTGCAGGGGCTTTTTTGCTGTCACACCGAAATCGTTGGGTAATTACCAAATTTACGGTTCAAATATTAAAAACTAAAACAAAGACCATGGCTAAAAATAAGGCTGTTTTGTCTGTACCTGAAAAAGCATCTGAGGATTATGAATTTCACAGAATTCAACTGCTGTTTCATCTTAGTTTAGAAGACAGACTTTTGATTTCTGAACTTCTAAAAGAAAGCTACAGAGAAGGCTTTTTGAATGGTATGAGTTTAAAAAAAGAAACTATTGACTAACAAATAAAATAAAAAACAATGAAACAAAAAGTAATTAAGTTCTTCCAGAACTTGCCAGGAGAAAAACACGAACAGTTTAACCAGGCGTTCCAGTTGTATCGTGAATCGTCTAACAAGAATGCGAATGTAGAACGGGCATACAATGCCGAAGGTTATACTGAGCGTGGTTTGAATAATTTGCTGTATGACTTGCAAAAAATGCACGAGATTAGCGATGTAGAAAAAAGTGTTCGGTTGGCAGTCCTTCGACAAGCTCAGGATGACAGTAATCAGTTAGCTGAAAAAGATGAAGCTATTGCGGAACTAGAGTCCGAAAAAGAAGACTTAGAGTTTGAAAACGAGGATTTAAAGGCTGAAAATGAAGCTTTGAAACTCGCTCCGAAATTGGATGCAAAACAAATCAGGGTTGAGTTTCCTTTCTTGAATGAGAAAGATTGTCCGGATGAATTCAAAATATTGGTAGCCGATAAAATTACGGCTTGGAATAGTTATTTGGCTACCCAAGAACTGATTGCCAAATCGGAATCGGCAGAATTGCCTGTTTCGGAGGAAAGACTTGCGGAATATGCCAAAGAAGCCATTACTTATTTTGACGAAAATCAAAAAATCTACGATGAATTGAATTGCTACCAAACTACCGGTAAAATTCTAGGTGTGCATCCAATGTTCAAGAAATTGCGTTTATCCCGTGAAGTGGAGACGATGACTAATGATGAGTTGATTAAATACAAATCATCATCGGCGAAGTATTTCTCTGTGAATAAAACAGCTTTGGCTAAAGCTATAAAAGATAAAGATGAAACCAAGGCGCAAGAGATTGAAGCTCGTGTTGCCGAACGCCACGACAAACTGTTTTTGGTAAACAAAAAACTGGGCGTGTAAATGCTGTTTAACTACAAGGAGTTGGAAGTTAGAAGTCAGGAGTTGGAAGTTGCCAATGATAATGGCGTGTTTACTTCTAAATATCTGGCTTCGCATTATGCCAAGGTTTCCAATTTGGAAGAGGATCTAATGCGAGTGCCGACTCCCGAGGAGTTTTTCTTTTTGCAGAGCGATACGGCTTTCAATGCGTTTACTTTCATTCCATTGGTGGCGAAAGTTTTTCCTATCAAGGAACTGCACGCTTCGACTTATAGTTTGAGCAGGAAAGTGATTGAAGCTTTGATTGAAATGCACGACAAGGGACAAATTGAGCGCATCACGCTACTGGTTTCCGACAGTATGATCAAGCGGAATCCAATAGTTATTGACAATCTTATGGCGATGGCGAGCAGTCGCCCGAATGTAACGGTTTTGTACGCTTGGGTGCACGCAAAGGTTTGTTTGATGCAATCGCACGAACATTATTTTGTGATTGAAGGCTCGGGGAACTGGAGCGAAAACGCACAGTACGAACAATATACTTTTGCGAATAGCAAAGGGTTGTATGATTTTAGAATGAAATTGTTTACTGAGAGTAAAATGAAAAAATATTAGGAATGGGTTCTATCAAAGAATTAATTGAATACTTACTTAATGCCATCAAAATTTGGATAATTGTCCAGCCTTGGCAAACTGCTTTGATTGTCAGGAATGGAACAAAAATAAGGGAGGTTTCCTCTGGTATTTATTTTAGACTTCCATATTTCGACAGTGTTTTTGTTCAAGAAAACAGGCTTCGTGTTAATACAATGGCGATTCAGACATTGACAACAAAAGACCAGAAAACAATTAGTTTGAATAGTTCTATCGGATATTCGATAACATCAATTCAAACCTTATACAAAACGCTGTATCATCCTGAAATAACAATTTCTAATATGGCTATGAGCGAGATTGCAGCTTTTATTTTCGACAAAAACTTGGAAGAAATAACTCCAAAATTAATTGAAGAAACTGTTTTGGCTAAATTAAAAAAGGAAGATTTTGGATTGCATTTTGAATATTTCAGAATTTCAAATTTTGCAGTTGTAAAAACTTTTAGGCTTATTCAAGACCAAAGTTGGTTTCAAGAAGGATTATCAATGAACGAAAAAAAATAGCACAATGACAAAACTAATCTACATCATCATCAAATTCCTGTTGGGAGTTTTGGCTTTTGTTTTTGGATTTATAGGAATGTCGGTGCTTTTTGTAATTGCCTTGCCTATTGCTGGATGGAACAAATCGAAGTTTATTTTTAAACGAGTGTAATGAACTACCTAGAACTAAAATTTTCCGAAGAAGAAATGACTGCCGTTCACGACTTGGCGGGATGCAATTATTCGCCTGAGAAGATTGCGCTGTATCTCGATGTGGACAAAAAAGCCTTTTTGCAGTTGTGGGCCAACAAAGAAAGTGAAGTTCGCTTGGCGTATGAACGTGGGAAACTTATTGCAGAATTCAACATCAACAACAAACAAAAAGAATTGGCCGAAAAAGGGAATATTACTGCAGCGCAGATATTCCTGAAAGAATCCGAGAAAAACGAAGTGAATAACATTAGAAACCGAATCCTCTTTGGCGATGACTATTGATCAAATCAACTTAAAAGATATTTACGATTTTATGGAGACTGGCAATACTGCCAATGCTCCTGAACATATTGTTGCCTATTTGGATTTACTCGATATGGTTCGGGGTATGTTCCTCCGAATGGACAAATGGGGAAGCAAAGAAGCCATCATCAAACATTTGATGATTTCGAGCCAACACAAACTATCCCGCTACAAAGCGAATCAGGTTTGCGATGAAGCGCAGGAGTATTTTTATAGAGATACGCAAATATCGAAATCGGCTTGGAGAAATATTTATGCCGACAAGATTGATAAGATGATCAACTTTGCGATGCTCACAGTCAAAGACGTGAACGATGCTCAAAAAGTGGTCAAAATGTGCTTGGATGCAGGTGTATTGCGAGCTGTAAACGAACCCGACAAAGAGGAACTTCCTGCAGAAATATTTCAGCCTCCGTTTGTGGTTTATACTTGGGATACTGAAGCTTTGGAAATGCCAAAAGTCAATCGTCAGAAACTTTCTGAAATGATTGACAAGTACCCAGAACTGACCGAGAAAGAAAGAATTAGAATAAAACAAGAGGCGTTGATTCCTGGACACAAACTAAAAATATTTCCAAATGAGCAGGAGGACCCACGTAAGTCTTAAAGACACTGATGTAGATGGTCGTTATGCCAGTTGGATTAAGACGGTCATTTTCCTGATTGCTCCCAAACATTTGCGCCTGATTGCTGGGCGTGCGACTGCCAAAACGAGTGATATTATTGCGGAACGAAGCCAAAATATTATTCACGATATGCCTAAAAGCTATCAGATAATTGTTTCGGATACGTATATTAACTGCCTGAAAAACATTGTTCCTACACTTCTGGAAGGATGGAACCGTAAAGGTTGGCGTGAGGGAATTCATTACGTTACAGACAAACGACCACCTACGCATTTCAAACTACCTTACAAGCCTGTAGAAACCTACAAGCACACTATTTCGGTTTTTAACGGAGCGTTTTTCAATTTGGGTTCGCTGGATCAGCCGGGCGGATTGGCGGGTGGTTCGTACCAACATATGTATGGGGATGAAGCGCGATTGTTGAAATTTGCGAAGCTAAAGAAACTCACACCTGCCATTCGTGGGGAATACACGATGTTTGGGAACTCGGTGTATTATCGTGGGACTACTTTTACTACAGATATGCCCAATATCATTGACGGTGACGATGATTGGATTATGCAGGACGAAAAGAATATGGATTTAGACCAGGTGAAACTGGCTCTTGAAGTGGGATTGGTTCTGAATGAAATTAAGCGGGAGATTCTTTCGTACAAACAGGTGGGTGATTATGAAGCTATCGAGGGACTGAAAGCCAACTTGGTGCGCTGGACAGAGCGTTGGATTCGGGTGCGAAAGGATTTGACTTTCTTTTATGTGGTTTCGTCCTTGGCAAATGTCGATATTTTGACCGAAGGTTATTTTGCGGATAGTTTGAAAGCTCTCGGCATCGAAGAGTTTAAGAGTGCGATTCTTTCTTTGAAAATCAATTTGAAGAAAGGCGAAAAGTTCTATGGAAATTTAGGGGAACATCATTTTTATGATGATGGTGTGCTAGCGGAATATTACGACCGTTTTTCGTTGACGGATGAGATAGAGGAAAGTAGTTTGGCATTGCGATACATCGACCACAATGCGAAACTAGAATGCGGTATGGACTTTGGCGATATGTGTAGTATTGTCACGGCACAGCCTAGAGGGAATCACTTATATTGCCTAAAAGAGTTCTATACCTTGGCTCCGGAAAACCAAATCCAAATGGGTCAAAAATTCCGTGCTTTTTATAAATTTCACAAAATGAAAGTTTTGGATATGTACTATGACCGTTCGGGAAACCAAAATGCAAAAACAAAAAGAGACTGGGCAAATGATGTGAAGAAAGCGATTGAGTTTGAGAATGGCGTTTCTACCGGATGGACAGTAAATTTGATGTCAGAGAATCAGGCGACAATATACCAGGAGGAAGAATTCAATTTCGCTAAGAATTTTATGGGAGAAACGACTAAGGGTCTCTTAAAATTAAAGATTGATAAGTTCCAGTGCAAATGCCTAAAAAGTTCCTTAGAACTGACAAAAATCAAGATAAAAACGGATGCCAAAGGTTCTAAAACTTTGCATAAAGACAAATCGACCGAGAGTTTGCCTATCCTATTGCGGCCAATGTATTCGACCAACTTCTCGGATGCGTTCAAATATTTGATTTATCGTCGTGCTTTTGTGGATTTGGTGAATACGCATAGCCAGTATAATGGTATGGACCCGAGTGTTGGGGGGTGATATTTTTTATAAAATGCGTATTTATACGGAAAATTGTTTATATTTGAAGTATGGAAAAGAATAAGACATTCAGTAATTTATCACTTTTGAAAAACGAGCAATTGAGAGTTAAGAATCAATTGGGCGAAAAGTATGAGCCAACGATAAAACCATTCTACGACATCCTCCAGATGGTGATGAAGGCGAATGATGAAAATGAGTTTCAGGCAATGAAGCGCATTAAGGATACTCTTCCGATTTATAAAAAGGCTGATGCTCCTTTGCTTTTTACAGCTGCTTTAATCGAAATTACCGAAGGAAAACATTTTGTAGGGTTTGAGGATTAACTTATAAGTGAATTTTTATGTCAAAAAATTATTATTCAATTCATCCTAATAAAACAAAAAGGAAAATTGTTCAATTAGGTAAGTTTTATTCTCCTGAGAGAATAAGAAACTTGGCTATAAAAATGAGTCTAGCAATGTCTTATGATTTACATAGAGAGATTGAATATATGGAAGTCTATACCAAAGGTTTTCGAAAAGACAATTTGATTGGTGCGATTGGAGACGTGGCGTATATAAGCGAATAATTAATTTATAAGTGAATTTTATGGAAATAAATAATATGATTCTTGTCAATGGCAGATCTACTGGGAAGAATGCTTTAAAAATTAGAATTGAAAAGCTTTCGAAAATTGCTGTTGAAAAAAAAATACGGATAGGCTGGGAAAATATGGGCTCTCATTATGAAGTTTTTATTGAGAATGAAGCTCGACAAAGAATTTGGGAAGAAGTTGTATTAACCAGGGGAATTCCAACAATAGAAAAGATTAGTTCCTTTTGGGATATATTAGAGAAGCAAATGGAAAAATTCTAATTTTTACCAAAAAAAGAAAAAGAAAAGTCAGTCTCCGCCCGCTTGGGCGGAAAAAATTTTTAGCATAAAAAGCACCTCGAAAGGTGCTTTTGTGTTAATAAACAAGCTCTAAGGCTGTATTGAATAACTCCTTATCGAGTTTCTTTTGTTGGTCGAAGGTTTTCTTCATCTTTCCGTGAAGTAACTCGTTAAAGGCATTATATACCATCCACATATTGGGGTCTTCTTTCAAAATCAGGCTTTCGTTTTCGATAGTTTCGAGAACTAAACGAGCGTTAAGGCTTGGCGCTGGGTTTTTGTCGGATGATTCAAATTTGAAAAGTTTGGTGTTTTGTGCAATATGTTGCACAATCTCGGCAGGGTCTGCTATTTTGAAATCGGCTAATACTTCAAATTTTCGGCGAAGTTCGTAAAATTCGTTATCCAAAAAATTATAGATAGTTTGCCCTATTGCAGGCAGAACCAACTCATTTATATTTCCTCTGTGCTTCAAAGAAAATCCTATTCCGGTGTTGGCGGTGTGCAGTCCATTGCTGCATACTTCCCTAAAAAATCCAAATGTACCCGAAGTTTTGCACGAACCATCATAGGAATTTGTAAAGCGAAGCATTGGACGAATTTTGTCTAATCCGTTTTTGATGTTCACGCTAAAATTTTCATCGTTCAAAATGTAATCAACTGCAAAGCTTCGGTTATCTCGGTTAATACTACGTGTGATATAATTGATGTCGGAATTGATTAACATTTCCTCGACCTTATAGAAAAAATCTTCGTTGGGTAGGTGTCCGTATGATTTAGATACTACGTTAACGATTCGGTTTTCTGAAATGATTACGTTATCTAATCCCGAGCGTGTCGGGATAGATGTAACGTTACTAATTGGTAATAGGGCACTTTTTACGAAAATGTTGTCGTTTTGCAAAGGGCGGTTTAAAAATACTCTGTTTGTCATGGCTTTAAATTTTTGTGATTATTTTTGATGTTGTTGTTAAATAATAGGTATTATCAATGGAGAAACCTTTTTCGATAATAAATTCTTCAGGGTCGTGCAGATACTTTTTTTTGAGTTTTGATTTAAAAACTTTTCCGCTTAGATAGTCTAAAATGAATATATACATAGTTTATATTTTTTGAATTATCAATAGATTTTTAGATACTGATATTGTTACGCTTTCCCCGATTTCAAAACCTGCTTTTTGCATCCAATCGCCTGATAGAATAAGTTTTGGTTTGTGTGTGGGTTTCTTCCAAAGTGCTTTTGCGTACTGGGAGGAAATTTTCAGTTTTCGGAGGTTAGAAAAGGTACTCATTGTAATCACTTGAATTGATTGAAAAATTGTCTTTGATGAATAATTCTGCAATGGCTTGGGCTTTATTGAAAGCTTTATTTACTTGGGATTTGTAGTACTTGTAATCCTGATAATTGAATATTGCGGAATATCCTTTGGCGGATAGATTTTCTTTTACTTGGTCAGATAATTTAAAAGATGTATTTTTGCGGCTGTTAGAATTTATTTGCGTCATGGCTTATATTTTTTAAGTGATTAAAAACCCTACTCTTCGACCAGTAGGGTTTTTTTGTTTGTTCTGTTTTTAGATTTCAAAAGTTAAGATTTCGCTTTCGGCTTCGGTTAACAGGATGTTGAGTTCTGCTTCCATCGCTTGTCTAACCTTTTTAATCACGTTTGAATTACTCACGCTAAACTCAAAACCTGATGAATTTTTGAGAATAATTTTTGCGTTCGTTTGGTCGTTTCCTGCATCAAACATTTTCAAGTCGTTGGACTTATCTTTCAGAATTTTGAAGCGTTTGGATACTGCTTCAAAATGTCCTATTCTACTGATTCGTTCTTCTGCTGTTGGTGGTATTCTTTCAGCAAACTTTTCCATCATCTTTTCAGTAGCTGTTTTTGGCTCGATTACGGCTGTTTCTACTTTTTTCATAGTCGGTAATGCTTTTGCAACTTCGACCCCTTTAACCTCTTTTTTTAATGTTTCCATAATGTTATAATTTATTGATTTTCAATACTTAAAGATACAAAATTCCGTATTAATACGGAAATATTAAGAAGCAAAAAAGCATTAATTTACTCTTAAAACACAAATAAAGAATCGTTCTAAATAAGATTTTTTAGAGTTTAAAAACCTCGTTATTACATCGTTACAAAAAATAAAAAATAGTTAAAATACTGAAAACCAACAGAAAAACCCGAATAATTGAGGGGTTTGATGTGGTTTTGTCTTTGAAAAT